AAATTAAATCCAGAAATAAGTGATTTTAAAACAACTTATCTTAAAACCCAATGGGTAAATGCTTTAAAAGAAATAACACCTATTAAAACAGAAGAAGTTGTAGATAAAAAAGCTGATATAGAAAGAAGAAGACAAGAAGAATTAAACTCTGAGTTAAATAAAAAAGCTAAAGATATTCCTGTAAAAAGAGAGTATTATAATACTATACAAGGAGGACAAGTTGAAGTAACAACTTATAGAAATGGTAGTAAAATAGTAAGAGGTGTAGAAAGTGGAAATATCATAGCAGAATTTAAACCAAATGAAAGTATAGAAGAAAATTATGATAGTGTTATTGAAGATTTTACTCCTTATAAGACAGAAGAAGTTACAAGTAAATTAGAGAATAAAATCAATGCTAAATACGATGCAGAACTAGCTGCTTTAGAACCTGGTAAAAAACAAACTCCAAATATAGATAAATTAGAAGCTTTAGGTATTAATTTTGAACAATTACCGAAAGAAGAAGAATTACTTCCAAGAGTTTATCGTAGATCTAAAATCAGTGAAAAAGGATTAAGTTTAGAAGAATTTGTACAAATTGTTAAAGATGCTCAAAATGAAGCTGAAGTAGACAATACTGCAATTAAAAATCTTGCTCAAATATTACCAATTAAAACTGAAGATAACCCTAATGGAACTATTGAAGTTACTGATTTAATTGAAATACTCGGAAATCTTAAAACTAAAGGTGAAGTAGGTGGTAGATTTATAGGTAAATTAAAAACTATTTATCTTGCTACTAAAGATGGTAAATCAGTAAAAGGATTTGAATATCATGAAGCATTTCATGCTGTATTTAGAATGTTCTTAACTGATAGTCAAATATCTAAATATTTAAGATTAGCTGAAGAATTATATGGTACTCCAAATGATACTCAATTAGAAGAATTAAAAAATTCTTCAAGTGATTTGATTAGATTATCTAAAACTCAATTAAAAAATATTTGGTTAGAAGAGAAAATGGCTGATGCTTTTATGGAACATAAAGTTGTACCACAATCATGGTTAGCACGATTATTCAATAAAATTAGAGCTTTTATTAATGGTATTTTTAATATAAATCAAGACACCCAACTATCCAATGAAAATGCTATAACACAATTATTTAATGATATTTATCAAGGTAAATTTAAAAATGCTAAAGAAAAATATCCTGTAATTAGAAATGTAGATAATTCTATTGATGTAAATAAACTTTTAGTACAAGAATATAAACTCAAATTAACTAATGGTAAATATATAGATAAAAAAGGATATTTAAGTTATTCTATTTCTGAAGCTATTATTAATACCATAACTAATGAAGTTGCTAAAATATTAAAGGATAAAGGATCAAAAAATATTACTGATGATGAAATTAGTGATATTTATGATTTATTTAAAGAAAGATTTAATCCTAATAATGAAGTTGTTGCTGAATTAATTGATTCTATTAAAGATGAAGATTTAGCAAATAAAACTGGTTCAAAATATTTAAATGTATATAAGAGTTTAGGAAATTTAAAAAATCAAGAAATAGTAGTTCAAGAAGTATTAGAAAGACTTCCATTATATAATCTTGTAAATGAATCTTCTATTTTACAAGAGCAAGTAGATGATAGTGAAGATTTAGAAGATGATGAGTTAAATGATACTGGAATTGTTCAAAAAAGTAAAAATGAAATTAACCATGCTTGGGATAAAGCATCTAAAAAAGTAAAACAGTATATATCATCAGTAAGTACAAATATTGATTTATTTGGTATTGGGAAACCATTTGATGATTATATAGTTAATGATAAAAGTAAGAATTATAATTTTGCTATTAATGGAAATCATTTATATTCTAATTTAACAAAAATGTTAGTTGGTGCTCCTGCATATAAACATTTAAATTTATTATATTCTGTTTCAAATACTTCACCTGAAATTAAAGCATTTACTCATCAATGGTATAAAGATATTTATAATGAATTAAGAAAAAATGAAATTCTTAATTTACCTGAAATTAATGTAGAAGATTTTACTAAATTATATGAAATATTAAGTCCTTTATATTATAAAACACTAACTAGTTCACCTACTTTCAGTTTTATATCTTCTGATTTTGAAAAGAATAGAACTTATTTACAAGATATATTATTTTCTAAAGAAGGTGTAACAAGAATGTTAAATGCTAATAATAGAAATGTTGGTAAACAAGTATTTAGTAAGTGGGAAAGAAATTGGAATTCTAAAAGAGTTGACAATTTAGAACAGGCTAAAATTAATTTTAAAGCAAATTTATATGAAAGTAATATAAATAACATTTTACAAAAATATGTAGATTTATTAGAAAATAAAAATGAAATTGCATTACAAGATAAAAATAAAGCTATAATTTCTTTAGTAAAAACTTTTAAAAGTTCATTTTCTGATTTAGGTATAGAATTACCTGAACAATTTATTAAATATAACTTAATAAATTTTGTATTTGAAACAGGAAATACAACATTACTTACAAATGAAGAAATAAATTGGTATAATAGTTTTTCAGCAAGTGATATAAAACCTATTAATTTAGAATTTTTAGATGGTATTGAAAAAACATTAACTACAGGTATTAGTTTTGGAACTAATACTATATATAATGATATAGATCCAATTACTCAACAAGGAGAATCTTTATTAGGTGCTGTTGGTAAATTAATGGATATTGCTGAAAGTACAGCTTTATTTGATACAAGTATAATTCCATCTTCATTTAATAATCAAGAAGGAAAAAGAATATTTGATATTACACCACCATCTGATATTTCAAGAAGATTAAATATATTAAAAGATAAAGATAATGTTCAATTAATTAAAGAATATCTTCAAACAAGAAATGTTCAAGAATTTAAAAATAAAGTATTAAATAATGAAGAAAATGGTACTTATTACTTATATAGTTTTTTTACAGAAGAATATCAAGTAGATAATTTTTTACAAGCATTAGACCATAATCCTTTATTTAATAATGTAGATATTGATACTTTATTTACCACTTTAACTATGGCTTATGCTGGTGGTATTAGACAAGAAGAAACTAATGTAACTGAATATGAAGATAGCGAAGATGTAGATGTATCTTCTAAAAATTATGGTTTATTTTCTGATAGTGATGGTAAAAGTTATAATAATGCTGATACCACTGCTAAAATACTATATAGATTAAGTCTTTTAGCTGATAGTAAATTTAATAAATACAATTTAAAAGTTATAGGAGAACAAAAATATGCTTATTACATAGCTTCTCAATATGAAGGTAAATCTACTGTACCTATGGTTTTATTACCTTTTAATAATTTTATAGAAAAAGGTAAAATAAATGAAAAAGGATTAAATTCTTTATATTCTATATATAAACAAGAAGTAGAAAGAATTAAAGTTGTTCAAAATGAAATAGATAATTATTATTTAGGTTCTAAAAAAGATGGTTATAATGAAGGATTTCATTACATATTGCAAAATATTGGTGTAGAAGGAACTAATGGTAATAAATCAGTTAAAATATTTAAACATAGTTCTGGAAATTATTTTTATTTAGATATTGACAATAATAATAATGTTGTAAATTTATCTAAAGAAGAATTATATTATAATGAAAAACAAGAAGATGGTTCTTCAATAAAAAAAGAAATTAATCTAAGTAGTTTAACACCAAAAGGATTAAAGTTATTTAACTTTGCTAATAAAAATGCTAATTTAAATGAAGAAGATCTTTCTGAAGAAGAAATTAAACAAAGATTATCAAATTTTATTGATTTTCAAGTTGATGAATATATTAAATTATTAGAAGATAAAGGACTTCTTAAAGAAGGCGAAATTAATTTATTACCAAAATCTTTTATCTCTGGAAATCAATTAAATAAAAATGTTTTAAAAAATGCATTTTTAAATGATTATTTAATGTCTTATAGTATTAACTCTTTATTATATGGAGATAATGCTGAATCTACTAAAAATAGCAATGACTTTGTAAAAAGAGCTGGAGGTATGATTGGTAGTGGTCCTAATTATGGTAGCGGTAAAACTAATATAATACTTTTAAGATCTGAAGTAATAAATAAAATTGATACTACAGATGCTCAAACTTTTAATACTCCATTTCATCATTTATCAGTTATTTTAAATTCTAAATCAATTGATAATAGAATTAAAGAAATATATCAAGGAATTGACAGTGGTTTAAATTATTATATAAGTAAAGAAATTGAAACTGATGCTTATGGAAATAAAGTAGAAGTTGAAAAAATGAAAAAAATAACAAAAGAAGATTATGATTATTTATATGATAATAATGCTCAACATCAACCTAATAAAACACAAGGTTTTGGTATAGATTGGTTTTTAAAAACTTCAATTTCTTCAATTTTAAGAGAAACAACTTCAACGTTAAAGAATTATTCAAAAGAAAATCTTAAAGAAGCTCTTTTATTACATAAAGAATTATTTGATTTAAAATTACAAGCATTACCTTCTGATAATGCTTATATTACTTTTTTAACTAAGAAGTATCAAAATTTATTTAAAGCGATAAAAGGTAAAGAATATAAACATAATTTATTAAATTCGTTAGAATTAAATAATGCTATTGCTGTATATGATAGTGCCTGGAAAAGAAGTAAATATAATATTCATGAAATTAGTAATGGACAACCATTTTTATATAAGGATAATAATGGAAAAAAAGTTATTTCACCAATTTCTGTACCAAATGCAAGTTTAATTGACCAGCAAAAAACTGATGGAGTTAAAAAACAAATAACACATCCAACTCAATTTTTAAGATTAATTTCCACTGAACAAATAAATGAAACTTTAGTTTATTTCAAAAACAAAGAAATAAATGTAGGTACTGCATTAAATGCTTATGAAAAACAATTAGCTGATAGAACAGCTAAAGGATTTAACGAACTTAAAAAACAAATTATTAATGAAAATGGAGATGCTGAATGGGATTTATTATTAAAAAGTTTTATAGATTCAATTGAAAAATCATCTGCTGATCCTCAGCAATTAGAATTATTTCAACAAGGGAATAGTAGTAAACCAAAATATAATTTAAATAACCCTGCAATTGAAACTAAATTTCAATCAATGTTTCTTGCTTTTGTTAGTAGTAATACTCTTAAACAAAAAGTAGCCGGTTCTAAGTTATCTTTAATGTCAAGTGTTGGTTATGAATTAGAAAGAGAAATTGATAATGAAGGTGAAATTATTAAAACATTTACTACAAAACAAACTAAAGAAGAAAATAAATTTGAAAGTGATAAATTTATCTCTCAAAGATTAAGACATGATGTTTATGATAAAGAAAAACATGAATACTACTCTGAAATTGTAGTAAGTGAAAGATTTCTTAGAAAATTTGGATATACAGCAAATCAATTTCACAAAGGAGAAATTCCATTAGAATTTTTATACATATCTGGAGTCAGAATTCCAACAGAGGATAAACACTCTATGATTAATTGTAAAATAGTAGATATATTACCTGATAGCTATGGTAACGCTATTATGTTACCAAATGAAATTGTTGAATTATCTGGAGCTGACTTTGATATTGATGCTTTATATGTAAGAGTAAATCAAACTTATACTAATGTTTTAAATAAAAAAACAGGAATATATAGTAGTTATTTAACTCAACCAACTTTAGAAGAATCTAAAAATCAAGCATATAATGAATATTTAGCTGATTCTTATGATAACAATAAAATATCTTCTACATTTAATGATTTAAAAACTAACAATAAAGAATTATTAAAATTAGCTGGAGAAAAAACTATTGCTGAAAATAATTTAAAATTAGCTAAAAAGCTTCCGAATGTCGCTATAAGAGAAAAATTTGTAAGTACAGCCGTTTCTGAATTATCAACTATTATAAATGAAATTAAATCTTTAGAATTAACTTTATTAGAACAATCTTTTGACATTAATAAAATTATATTTAATAAAGAAAAATGGTTAGAAGATAATTCTAAATTAATTGAAAATAATTATAATGCTTATCAATCTGGAGATATTGGCAACATTAATCCTTTAACAAAAGGAGAAACTAACAATATGTTATTAGAATTAGAAAGAAAACTAATTAATAATTTAGGTAATAATAAAATTACTAATACTCCAACAAGTCTTAAATTATTTAATAAATTAATTAAAACCCTTGAAGAAGAAGGATTAATTAATAAAGATTTAGGGTATGGTGTACATGATATGCTTTCTAAAACTCTTGCTGATATATCTATATCTACAGGTGCTGCTAATATTGGACCAGTAGCTTTATTTAATAACTTATTTGGCATATTAGTTAAAAATAAAGTAACTATTGAAAGAAAAGTAGGTGAAGAAATTAATTTAGAACCTTTTGTTAATTATTCAAGAGATGAAAATAATCAAGTAGTAAATGAAAAAAATGCTCAAAGAGTTCAAGATAGTATAGCTACATTATTAGCAGCAATGACTGATAATGCTAAAGAACAAATGGCTAATTTATTTAATTTAACTACTGAAACACTTCCTGTAGCTTTAGCTATGATTGGAGTAGGTCATAATTTTAATAATGTAATGTTATTGATGAAATCTCCTTTAGTTAAAAAGATTTCTGAATTATCTCAATCATATAATAAAACTATTCAATCTAAACAAGATTATGATGATAGTAAAGGAAATAGAGAATTACAGAAAAAAGTAGAGAGTATATTTCAATTAGAAGGTGTTTCTGAATTTGAAGGTGATTTGAATTATCAGATTTTATTAGATTCTTTAAAAAATAAAGAAGTAATTAAAGAAGAACTTTCTAAAAGTATTACTTTTGCTGAAGAACAATCTACAGGTTATAAACAAAGAACAATTAAAAATGCTTCTGCTGATGCTACAATAGCTATTGCAGTAGATTTTAATAGTGCAGGTGAAAAATTGACTAAATCTTCAGTTGAAGGTCAAAATAAGAAATATATTTCTATTGATATTAAAGAATCTTTACAAGTAACTCCTGAAATAGTTGATAGTATTGTAGAACAATTAAATGACGCAAAAGCTAAAACTTTAAATATTGCCGGTAATGGTATATATACAATGAAAGGTAAATATACTCAAGAGCAATTAGATGAATATGCATATCAATTATTAAAAGAAGTTTTAAATTCACCTGATTTAGAAAATTCAATAGAAAGAATTAGAACTGGAGGGCAAACAGGTTTAGATGAAGCAGGAGCAAAAGCAGGATTTAAATTAAGTTTACCTACTTTAATACTTGCCCCTAAAGGATGGACATTTAGAGATGTAAATGGTAAAGATATTTCTGATGAAAAACAGTTTAAAGAAAGATTTGGTACTTTTGAAGAACAAAAAGATTTGTTCTCTCAAGAAGAAAAACCAAAAGCAAATAACCAAAAAGCTATTCTAAAAAGAATTGCAAATGAATATTTTCATTATAAAAAAGCTGCTAATGTATTTAGTAATTTACAAAATTTATTACAATTAATTAAAGGATTTAAAAGTACATTTGCAGAATCTGAAAAGTTTATTACAGCTTTAAATAATTTAGGATGGAGTATTAGTGAAAATGGTTTAGATATTATAAAAAATGATAAAGTTACAGATAAATTCTATAAAAATTATAAAGATACTACTAAAATAATTGGTAATGGTGTTAGTGATATTTTTGAAAAAGATAAATTTTTAAAACAAACTATTAAAACAGCTTTAGCTCTTACTAAATTAAGCGAGAAATATTTTATATCTCAAACTCCAACAGCTAAAAAAACAAGAGAAGATATACTTACTTTATTTAAAGATTACAAAGCAGGTAATGTTGATTTTCAAAGTAATCTTAGAAAGCATTATTTATCATATTTAACAGTAATGGCTTATGCTGAAAGTGTTAAAAATTCTGATGAAAAAATTCCTAAAATTGAAGAATTTTTATTAACTCCTTTAGAAGAAATTGTTAAAGATCCTACTAAAGAAAATAATGAATTACAAAATGCTTTTTTACAAATAATTGATTACAACTATAAAAATGGAATTAAAAATGATTTCTTAGAATTTCTTGAAATAAAAAATATAGATTATCTTAAAAAACAAGCAAATAAAAATACTTTATTTGGTTATAGATTTCATGGTTTTGGTGCTAATTCAAGATCTTTAAAAAATCCAGATATTATTTCAAGTATAATTTCAAGTTTTAATGATTTATATTTTGCAGAAAACAATAATATATTAGAAAAAGATCCTGAAGTTAGAAGAATGAATACTCTTAAAACTAAATTTGCTAAAGATATGTTTAAATATCTTGTAGTTAAAGATGGTTTAATGTTTCAAAATCAATCTTTTATAAAAGCTATTGATCCTATATTGTTTACTGAAACTTCAAATTCTTTAGATAAAGTTCAAGAATTATTTAGTAAAATGAGTTCTAGTAAAGAATATATAGAAACTTTTGGAATGTCAAAAGAAGAATTAAATTTAGATTTTATTATTAAATTTGGATTAAATCAAAATAATTACTTTGATTTAAAATCTCAAAAAATTGATGTTTTAAGAAAAACAATTGATAAAGAATGGATTGAAAAAAATAAAATTGAAAGTGAGGATTTTGTAGATGATAATGAAAGTGATACTAATGAAAAAGAGGAATTAGTATTAGAAGATAATTATCCTATATTTTTTGATAGTAAAAATAATACTTTAACAATAAATCAATTTGCAAGAATTACTAAAGGAATGTCTTCTCAACAAAAATCTCAAATTAAAAAAGAAAATAAGAAATTTATTTTAAGAGATGAGATAGTTATATTTAAAAAGATAGCTAAAACATATAAAGTAGGTGATAAAATTATACCTTATAATAAAATAGGATTTCCTATTATTACTTATTTATCTGGTAAAGATAGTGTTAGAATACCTTTAAAATTAACTGCTGTACAAGATAGTATTAAAGTTGATGGTAGTTGGATTAATTTTCAAATATCACCTGAAGGTAAAGTATTAGAACTTAGTAATTCAAGTAAAAAATCTTTAAAAGAAGATATTTATTATGGTGATTTATTTAATAATACTATTTATGAAATTATTAATAATGATGCTAAATTAAAAACATATAAAAATGGAAAGGAGAAATTAGTGAATATAGCTAAAGCTATTGCTAATCAATTTGAAAATGGTTATATTGAAGGAACTAAAGCATTATATAATCAACATGTGATATTAGGTAGTGGTGAAATATCTTCTTTAACTAATAAAATTAAAGATCAATTAGACATGGTTTTATCACCTGAAAAAACAGAGAAAGTAAAACTTGGCATGTTTAATAAAACTAAGGAAAAAGCTAAAGATGAAACTGAAACAAGATTGAATTTTATTAATTTAATTAATCAATATTCAGCAATAACTAAAGTTACTTTAGAAGGTACTAAAAGTAGAACTATCGAAGAATTAGAAATACTTGCTAATAATTTTATGGTTAAAGAAGGAAAAAGTAAACAAGAAATAGAAGAAAAACTTAAAAAATGTTATTCAAAATCATAATATGCATTGTACAAATATAAATCATCCAAAAATAATAGATTGGGCTATGGAGTTCAATAAAACACCTGAATATATAGGTGCAATAGTATCTCTATGGCAAGAAAGTAATAATAGATTAGATGAATTTCCTTCTAAGTTATGGATGGAAGAACAAATAAAATCTAAAAAAGAAGGAGTAGATTTTGTATTTGAACAAAATCCTGAATTAGCTAATAGTGTATATGAAGCTTTAGGGTTTAAACAATTTAAATTTGAACATTTAAGTAAATACTCAAATCTAAGTGATTTTACTTTAAATAAAAAAGAAGAGGCTGTAAATTTCTTACAATCTTTAGATGGTAAGAAACTCTTTTCTCCTTCTGAAATGTTAAGTAGAATATCAAATGCCGACACTTCCAGAATAAATAAAGGGTTAAGTGATTATTTAAATAGTATCTTAGAGCAATATCAAGGTATATATGCTGAAGAATTGATAAATCCTTATAGAATAGAATTTAAAGAACAGTTAAAATTAGGTGATGATAGGGATGATACAATAGGAGATTTAAGAGGATATAACCAAGCTGGATATAAAGCTATAAATTTAACAAATGTAGAATCTAATGATTTAATAAAAACAATTTTACACGAGTTCGTTCATGATATAGAACCTTATGTGTTATTTAAAGAGTCTAAACTTATTAGGTTTACAAAAACTAAAGGTTCAAACACACCGTTAACTGAAGAGCAATTAAAAATAGGTAATCAACTTGAAAATTTAAGAAAACTTGTTATAAAACATTTAGCTGAAGAATTTAAAAACAAAAAACCCGATTCTTTAAAAAATGAAATTGAAAGATTAGAAAATGGTGGGTTAATAACAATATATGGTGAACTTAAAAAACCAACGCTTGTTTATATAAATAATTTAAAAAATGAGTTAAATGCTGTTAATAGATTAATAGAAACTAATAAAGTAGAAGAGTTTATTGAAAATAATAAACAATTTTTTCTTAACAGTGAATATAATCACTATGGAGTTACTAACTTAAATGAATTCATTACAGAAGCATTAACAAACGATAAATTTAGAAAATTATTAAATGAAATACCTTATAAAAATACTACTATACTTTCTTATTTGTTTGAATTATTTCAAAAAATATTAGGCATTAAAAAAGATACTGTTTTAAGCGAGGCTTTAAATTTAATACATGAAGTTGCTACTACTAAAAGAGAGCAATTAAGAGATTTTCAAATAACCCCACAACAAAAACAACAAGCTTTACAAGTTTATTCTCAATATCTTGAACAGAATCCTAATGGTAGTGTAGAACAGTTTAAGAGTTGGGTTGATGAGTTTAATAGAAAAACAAATATTCAAGGTGCTTATGATTTTTCAGCAACTTCAAATAGTGGTAAATGGAATAGTGCAAATAATGAATTATTAAGTTTAGTACAAAATAATAGAAAAGCATTTGCTATTTATAAATTTCTTATAGGTGATATGCAAACCTTTAAAGAAATTGTAGATTTTCTAAATGAAAAAGGTATAGAAGTACCTTATACAGATAGGATGAAAAGAGCAGATGAAACTATGACAATAGAAGAAAAGCAATCTGCTATTGATAGTTATAATAATTCTGTATCTGAAAAAACTGATAACAAAAACCAAGTAGAGAAGGATATTTTATCTGAAAATAATTTACAAGATGAAACTGAATATACACCACAAGAATTAATTGAAAAATACCCTTTAACAGGTGTTCAAAAAGTTATTTGGAATCTTATAAAAGATGTAGTTAATAAACTTGGTATTAAAATAAAGTTTAGTTCAAGTAGAATAACAGAAGGTTTTGATGGTTCTAATAATCCTCAAAATGGAGAAATATTAATCAGACCTTCTACACTTAAAAATGGAAGATTTGGTGAAGTTTTAGTACATGAAGTAGTTCATGCCCTAACTACTAAAATTATATCAAGAGTTAATTCAGGAGTAACAGCAGGGTTAACTCAAAAACAAATTAATGCTGTAAAAGGATTAATGAAATTATTTGAAGCAGTAAAAGCGGACAATAATTTAGAAAATAAATACCCTGTAAAAGATGTATTTGAATTTATTGCCCATCTTACTAACGAAACTTTTGTAAAAGAACTTGAATCTAAAGATAAAAATTTTCTACAAAAGGTAGTAGATTTTATTTTAGATATACTTGGAATAAATAATGCTAACGAACTTTCTAAAAAATATTTAGTAGATATTATTTCAGATGGTGTGTTTTTACAAGAAAATGGAATAACTGTTTTACCATCCGATTATGGTAATAACATTCAAGGTTCATTATCAAACTTCATATCTCAAAAATCTCAAGAAAGATTAAATCAAATACAAGATATATTTAATGAAAATCCTGAGTTAAGTAAAATAGGCACTGTTGAACAGTATAATTCATATCTTGATACTATATTTCCTGATAGTCAAGTAAAAGAAATGGATAGTTCTTTGTATATTAATGTTTTAAATCAACTTGAACAGGAAAATAAAATAGAAAAAGATTGTACAGGCGGAAATAAATTAAAAGCTGAAAAAGGGTTACAAACTAATTTTACTAAAGGTGGTAAATGGGAACTTTATGAAATTTTTGAAGGTAAAAGTCATAAACAAGGTGGTATAGACATCAACATTAAAAATAATCAAATAAGTTTTACAAATAAAAATGGAAGTATTAAAGCTAAATATGGATTGGTCATCCCAAAAGACAATTAATTCTAATTTGTCAGGTATTTATTTTATTAAAAATATAGTAAATGACCAAGTATATATTGGAAGTTCATCTAATATTTACCAAAGATATTTATGTCATAGAGGAAGACTGCTAAATAATAAACATCATAATAAACATTTACAATATAGCATTAATAAATATGGGATTGATAACTTTGAATTTCAAATTATTGCTGAATGTCCAAAAGAAAAAACATATTTGGAAAAATTAGAAAACTTCTTTTTAAATATTATTAAAAATAAATATAATACAGCAAATGTAGCTGCTAATGGAACTGGAAAAATATTAACAGATTTACACAAATCTAATATTAGAAAAGGTAATATAGGAAAAATTGTTACCCAAGAAACAAAAGAAAAAATAAGAACTAAACATTTGGGAAAATCACCAGTAAATAAAGGTGTTCCAATGACAGAAGAACAAAAAATAAAAATATCTAATTCTAATAAGGGTAAAAAACTAAATAAAGATACGATTAATAAATTAAGAATATTAAATACTGGTAAAACTTTAACAGATAGTGCCAAATTAAAATGTTCAAAAGCTTCCAAAAAATATTGGGATAACAAAGGAAAATCTATAATATATCTTCAAATATTAGAAATGTTAAAAAATAACAAAACCCATAAAGAAATAAAATCATTGTTGCAAATAAGTAGTTCTTATATTTCTAAAGTTAAAAAAGAAAACAAATTATGAATAAAAATATAGAAGTTGAAGGTGGGGAGATTGCTATTAGAAATTCTCATGGAGATTTAGCGATTATACCAAAAGACAAAAGAAACTGGGTTAAACAAAAACTATCAGAAGGTTGTCATAATTGTATAGATAGTTTAGTAGAAACTCTACCTGTAATGGAAGATTATGCACAAGATGGGACAATTGTATCTGAATTATATAAACAAAAAACAGGTAAAGATTGGAGTACTGCTAAACAAGAAGGATTGACTACAGGAAATTATGAAGATAATATGAAATTAAGACAAAGATTATTATCTGGTGAATTTGATAATAAACAGATAAATACTAACACTTATGCTAATAATTCTACAAAATCTTTTAGCACTTCTGTTGAAAATCAAGATTATACTAAAGCTAAAGATTTTAATGAAGCATTTAAAATAGCAAGAAACCAATTAGGTTCTAATCAGATATTTGAATATCAAGGTAGAAAATACGGTACTAATTTAAAAGGAGAAAAGTTTGAACCTTCAGATGAAGTGCTTGCTAAAGCTAATATGAATAAACCTGAAGTAAAAGAAAGATTACAACAACAAAACAGAATGACTACCTCTGTTTATTCCGATAAGCAAACTATAAAATTAGAACCTGAGTATCAAGATTGGGATAAAATTAAAAAAAGAAAGCAAGAAATAAATAAAATGAATCAAGCTGATATTATTAAAGAATATCATAAAGGTTCTAATGAACAATATCTTGTTTTAGATAAGAAAAGGGGTAAAATGCACTTATATCAAGGAGATAAGGAAATTGCTTCTTACAATGTAGGTATTGGTGCTAATGTAGGAGACGAACAAACTAAAACAGTTATTAGGAATGGTAAAGTAATATGGGATGAAGGAAATAAAATGACAGGAGCAGGAATATATACTGTATCTGGAGTTAATCCTAAAAATCCACATTACTCTAATGCTCCAACTTGGAATTTTAAAAACGAAAACAACATAGAAGTTCCTATGGCTATTCATAGCAGTTTTGGAGACAGAACTTCTAAAATAAAAGATAATAATAATAGGGTAAGTAATGGTTGTATAAATGGGATATGTTATAATTTAGAAGAGTTATATAAAAAAGGGTATAAACAAGGACAGAAATTATACGTATTACCTGATGATGAAGATAACAAATATGAAATAAAAAATGGAAAGTTGGTATTTTCCTCAAAAAACCCTAATGTAAATAAGACAGTGAATACTTTGAATTATAAGCCTATTAAAATAGAAATAAATGAAAAAGAATTTAAAGATAAAGTATTTACAGCTTTTGATTTTAATGATGAAGAGGAATTTAAAACAACTAAATCTTATGTAAAAGCTTTACAAGATAATAAACAAAAAATAATGAAAGTAGCACAAATAGATGGAGATACTTATAATGATATTGCTAAAATAGCATTTGGTATTTATGGTACTGAAAGCAACTTTGGGGATACTCATTCTATATTGGGTAATTTAAGTAGAGCTGGCAATAAATATTTTAATCCAAAATCTTCGTCTTCTCCTGATATTAAAAGTAAAGCAACTACCTATGGTGCAGATAATAATAATAATTCTGTTGGTTACACTCAAATAAGATGGTCACAATTAAATGAAAGAGAAATAAAAGTTTTAAAAGAGTTAGGAATTACCTCAAATAAAGATTTTTTACAGCCTAATAAAGCCGCAATAGCTACAACTGCGATTTTAGCTATCAGATACCAAGAACAATTGACTCCTGAACAAAGAAAAAATATAGAGACATATTTACCTAAAAAATGGAATAATAGAGATAATTATTCAGACAGAGTTAAAACTAATTCCAAATATTTAACAATTAAAGAATTAAATTAATGAGTTGCATAATAACGTACAAAGGTCAAAAATATTCAGAAGAACAATTTAAAGAATACTTTATTAATAATAAACAAGAATTTGCTACGTCTATTGCTAAAAATAAAGATGTAATAGATTCATTTAAAAGAAAAATGGAAGGAATTGATTATGTATTTAGTCAATCACCTGAAATTGCTTCTATTGGTAGTAAAGCTCAATATCTTCAGTATTTATCTACAATTTTTAAAACCAGTAAAGTAAAAGATATTGTTTATCATTTTTCTAAAGATAAATTTAAGAAAGATTTTAGAAATACAAAATCTGCATTATCTAAAGAAAGTGATAATAGTATTCATTTTGGTAATTTAGAACAAGCTCAGGATAGAGAACAAAATATAGAAAGACAACTTTTTGAATCTAAATGGGATTCTACTGGTAAAAAAACAGTATATGATTATAGTAAAGAAATATATAATAAGGAATTTAAAGAATTAACAATAGATGAACAAGCAGAAATTATTTATTTAGAACAAGTAGATAAAGAAAATGTTCTTTTAGATAATTTAGCAAAAATAAAAGAAGGTAAAATATATCCTGTTTTACTAAATTCTAGAGTTATTTCTATACAAAAAGATAAAGGACTAAACAAATTTGACTACTCTCAAGGAGATACTATAAAATATCTAAATGAAGTTGAAGCTTTTTGGAATAAAAGTTATAGTTATGCTGTAAAAAATCCAGAACAAATTCATATATTATCGAGCAAAAAAGACTTGGAAATGTTTAGAAATTTTATTAACTTTACAAAGAGTGAGTATGCAAAATACGGTGATATTCAACAATTTAAAGATTATATCATGTCTAAAAATTTTGCTGCTATTGAAGAATTTTTAGTTGTAAATAATAAAATTGATAGAAAATGTTAAATTCAGGAGTATATGGAATATTTTCAAAAATAGATGATAGAGTTTATATAGGCTCTGCTACTAATTTTGATTTAAGAAAAAAGACACATTTTGATAAATTAAAATCAAATGTTCATGTAAACAAACCTTTGCAAAACTTTGTAAATAAGTATGGTATTGAAAATGTAGAATTTAGAATATTAGCTAAATGCCCATCTGAGTATTGTATTAAATTAGAACAGTTCTTTTTAGATAATTTTGATAATAAATTTAATATTAGGCTTATAGCAGAAAGTAATTTTGGCTTAAAAGCATCAAATGAAACTAAACAGAAAATGTCTAAAGTTAGAAAGGGTAAAGCTGTAAGAGGTTATGGTTTTACTGTAACAGAAGAAACTAAATCTAAAATGAGTGAAGCAGGTAAGAATAAAATATTTACAGAAGAACATAAACAAAATTTAAAATTAGCTGCTCAAAAAAGAAGTAAAGAGTTATCTCAAAAACATAAAGGAGATAATAATCCATCTGCTAAATTAGATTGGGATAAAGTTAATTATATCAGAACTTCTGACAAATCTGTAAAGAATTTAGCAACAGAACTGTCTGTTTCAATTACTACTATTTACAAAATAAAAAATAATCAAATATGGCTTGCATAATAACATACGAAAATAAACAATACACTCAAAAAGAATTTGAGCAATATTTTAAAGAACATTTTACAGAATTTGTTAATAATTTTTTAGGTTCTAAACAAGATATTAAAAATTTTGAGAAATTTGTTAATAAAAATAAAAAAGAAGATGTAAAATCAATAGACATTACAAACAGTCTTAATTTCTTTGAAAATATAACTAAACAAAATGGAATTAAAGATGATACATTTAAAGAAAATGATTGGAGTGAAGAAGTAAATACACTTGTAACTCAACAATATGAACATGTAAATCCTACATTTGAACAAAAGAGAAATGTAGAGAAATTAATGTCTTTTTCAAGTGATTTAAGTGGTAGTACAGAAAAGAATTACATACTTAAAAATAATACAGTATTAGAAAGAGCTTCATCTATTATTAATCAGGATGAAAGATTTAAATTTGATAATAAATTTGATGAATCTAAATATGATAATAACAGAGCTTGGGGAAATCAAATTGATGACATTCTTAGAAGTGTAATTCAATTTAGATTTGATGATAATCAAATGCAAAATGTATTATCAGTAATAGAAAAATTACGCAATAAAAGAGGTGAAGAAAGTCAAATTAATGAAGAAATTACTCAAAAACTGATTTATGAATTTAATAACTTCTTAAAACAAAATCCAGATAAAATAGCAATTCCACAAGTATTTCTTTATAATGAAGGAGAAAGAATTGGAGGAACTGCTGATTTAATATTAGTAGATAAATTTGGTAATAGTGAAATTATAGATTTAAAATCCAGTGTAAATCCCACTAATTTTAATGGAAGATATTTTCAAGACTACAAGAAAGTAGGTGAAAATGGAGAAGAATATACTAATAGATATGATAAAGCATTTCAAAATGATAGAGGTTCTAAAAAAGAAAGACATGAAGCTCAATTATCTATGTATGCGGGTATGTTAGAATCCAGAGCCATTCCTTTAAAAGGTACAACTATATTACCAATTCACATTGCAGAAACAGTAGGAGATACTGTTACTAAAGTTAATGTTGAAAAACATTTTCCCTTATTATTAAATACTACTTATTTAAACAAAACTAATATAGATTCAAAACACAATTTTAGAATAGCAAACACTTATGAAACTGAATTTGATCAAAATGTAAGTAAGGTTGTATTAGCAATTAAAAATGAAATTGCTTTATTAAAACATATCAAAACTGAAAATACTACTTATAGTATTAAAGACCTTGAAAGAATGCTTAAAGTTCTTGAAAATAGAGATTTTGTTGCTGCAAGTAGATTAGCTTTATATGTAAGTGATTTACATAAGACATTTATAACCGGAGAACATAATTTACAATCTAAACTTAATGGACTTGTAAGTGAAATTAAAAATGAAAAACTAACTGATAATAGAGAAATAATTCAAAAATTATTAAGTTATAAAAAGAAAGTAGACCATTTCAGACCACTAATTGAAGGAAGAAACGGTTTAATAGAATTTTATGATGAAGTAGGTAAAGATAATAATGACCCTGAAAGTATTTTAGGTAAACTTAAAGACATAAAAAATACATTAGCTCATATTGATAGTTTATATGAAAGAACTATTCTTCCTTTTATGGCAGAAAACTTTTATCAATTTACAGATAGTGAAGAATTTACTAAAGAACTTGAAAAGAAATTTGATAAAATTCAAAAGAAAATAGATGAATATCAATTAGAGTTATCGGAGATAAATAAAAAGACAGCAGGGCTTGGTAATAATAGAAGTAAAAAACTTGAAGGTTATATAAATAATCTTAAAGATGATATTAAAATTGGTAGAAGAACTTTACAAACATCTAAAGAAGATATTCTCACTCAATTAAAAAAAGGTTCTTATGAAGATATTTCTTGGTTTCAAATGTGGGCACTTGCTCCACAAGATGCTCCAAATGTATTTATAGCAGGTGCAAGTCAAATTATTGATAATAATGATAATGAATTAAGACAAAAACAAATAGAGTTACAAGAAGAGTTTTTACCTGCATATAAAGAATTTATTCAAAGTAGACAACATCTTAAAGATAAACCAAAAGAATTAAATGATGGTTTATATGAAATTATTACACTTGGTTATTTTGATCCAGTTTCTAAAGAATTTATTGAAAGACAAGAAGTAGCTTTTGTTCAAAAAACAGATATTACTAAATTTAATAAAGAGAAAAAAGAATTTCAAGAAAGTATTAAAGATATTGAAGATAGAGACTTATATTGGAAAAAGCTTAATGATTGGTATTCTCTTAATACTAAACCTATTTCTGCAAATGATGAAGTAATTAATGGAGTTGTAATTAAACAAGGGTATTTATCTGTTATAAAAGATAAAATGAAAGATAAAGAAAATCACTTAATTTCTGAGAAACAATTTAATGATTGGAGAATGAGTGCTTTTAAAATAGATAAATATGGTAACATTATTGAAGTTAGAAATGATACTAAAGAAGGGAAAGAGTTAAGAGAGCCAAGTGATAAATTTATTAATGATAAATGGATTGCTCTTCAAAATGGAGATAAAGCTAAATTGAATTACTATAACATGCTTATCTCTCAAGTAATTAAATCCAGACAATTGTTACCTCAACAATTACCTCAAGAAGAAAAGTTCATTTTACCTTACATAAATAAATCAGGTTTTGAAAAAGCACAGGATGGTCTTGGTAAATTTGCTAAAGATGCTAAAGATAGAATACTTGGAGAAGTAGAAAGTGATAAAAAATTACAATATGGTGAAACTACTGAAAGTGGTTTAAAAGTTATACCCACTATGTACACTTCTAAGATTCCAATTGAAGATGTATCTAGATGTATCTTTAGATTTAGCTCAATCCACTTTATTATTTGCTAAAGAAGCTCTGCAATATGAAGCAAGAGTTAAATTGGAACCTTTAATGACAGCTCTTCAAATTGCTATCACTACAAATAAACCTAAAAAAACAGATTCTAAAGGTAAATTAGTATTGAAAAAATTTGCAGAAGAATTAAATCTTCCAGGATTAGATGCGTATGTAGATTCTTCTGAAAGTAATCTTGAAGCATTTTTTAAATATTATATTGACCATGCTATTTATGGAATAAGTAGAGAAAAATCAATGGCTAATATACCTATTTTAGGTGAAACTGATTTACATTCAGTTGTAGACACTATTTCAGCAGTGATAGCAAATACAAGTATGGGGCTACCTTTTGGTTTATTTTCAAATGTAGCCAACTATTTACAAGGTGAAGCACAAACATTTATTGAAGCTCATGCTCAACAATTCTTTGATAAAAGTACACTTGCTTGGGCCAAAAAAGAATATTTGTCTTTCTCTAATGATTTTGTTAAAGATGTAGTAGATCCTATACCGGAAACCTTTATAGGTCAGTTAATTGAAATTATAGATCCTTTTATGGGTGAATTTAAAGATAGATTTGGCAGAAAGATTTCTAAATCTAAAGCAAGGATATTGATGAATTCTTCACCTTTAATGTTTTTACAAAGTTTAGGTGAGCATTCTGTACAATTAGAAGCTATGTTAGCTTTGTTAAAATCTACTAAATTAAAAGACGAGCAGGGTTTAGATACTAATTTATATGATGTATATAAGAATTCATGGAATCCTACCACTAAAAAAATAGAAATTAAAAGTAATATTTTGTCTCAATTAGGTTCTACAACTTCAAATGGACTATTATCTAATTCTGTTAAAAATAAGTTAAATTACATACTTCAAAGTACTCATGGTAACTACTCTAAAATGACTGCGCCAATGGCTAAAAAGTTTTGGTATAGCAGGGTAATTATATTTATGAGAAACTTCTTTGCTAATTCAGTAGCTAAAAGATGGAGAGGAGAGAGAAAGAATTACAGATTAATGGATATTACTGAAGGGTATCAAAGAACTTTCCTTAGATTAATGAGAGAAGAATTTCAGGAGATGGTTAAAGTAGGATTTGGTTTCCATACTTCAAAAGATGGAATGTTAAATAGTATATTAAAAACAGATACTTCTACTCTCACACCCTTAGAATTAGCTAATCTTAGAAGAAATGCTATGGATATGGCTTTTATTTTTTCTACAAGCTTGATTATGATACTTTTGACAGCAATGTTAAAGAATGCAGGAGATGATGATGAAAAACGCAGAATAACCATGCTATTAGCTCCTGTAATGCGTCTGAATGCAGAATTATCAGCTTTTGGACAAATAGGCAATCCTCAAAAAGGACTTGGTTTTCTGCCAGATATAGGGGATATTAAGAGGAATTTATCAAATCCTACAGTAATGTATGGTTACATAACTAAAACTGTCTCTTTTGTAGAACAAATTCCTAAAGATATTACTAATTTAGCAATTGAAGGAGATGTTCAAAGATATGAAAAAGCTACAGGATATTATGAAAAAGGTGATAGTAAATTAATGGCTAAATTTGTTAAATTATTTGGAGCTTCACCTTCTAAAATGGATTTAGGTGAAAGTATTAAAGCTTTAAATATGCAGCAAAATAGGTAACTTTTGTGAAAATATGAGAAAATTAAAAGATGAGCAGGGTTTGTTTCTACTCATCTTTTTTTTATTTTATATTTAATTTTCTAAATAATTTTATCAGATACTTATAACATTCTTTTTTTTTTGAATTAACTAATTCAACATCTACTCCTAAATTATATCCAGAATAAGTATTATCTTGATCTTTAATTCTAAAACCACCTCCTGAAAATGAATTAGGCTTATGTTCAATCCATAAAGTATCATTTTGATCTTTGGAAATGTCTGTTATTTCTATAATCTCACTTAAAGTATTATCTCCATCTATAGTTTCGGGTACTAAAACTCTTAATTTATCACCTACTTTTAAATCAAATATGCTCATTTTATTCCTAATTTTTTTAAAAAATTTAATTAAATAAGAAAAATCTTCAGGTTCTTCTTTTAAAACTAATATTCTAAATTCTTGTAATGTAAGTTCAATTCTATCTACAGGTTTTTGAAAACTATGATAACCAGTTTCATTTAAATAACCAGAATCACTCCAAGCCCAACGATATTCTGAAGTTAATCTCCATTTATATATTTCATCAGACTTATGAAATTCCTCAACTTTTATACACCACTTACTCGGTAATTTCTTTTTCATAATTTACTCCTAGAAATAAACTCTCCAGAAAAATATTTAAATCTTCTGAAGAGTCTTTTATTAATAATTCTATTTGATCAACTGGTACACTTCCATTATATTTTACATATCCACCTGCATTACCAGAAACAGAACCTCTACGCAAATCTAATCCATATTTAGTACTGCAATTTTTAAGAGTTTTACCTCCAGTATAATTAACAAAAAAATGTGCTCCACCAGATTTAGTATTATACCAAAAACTATTTTTTAATTCATCTAAAATATTAGAAGGAATAAAATCATAGCCATTCTTATTATTTTTTACATCACAATCGACTATAACTATATTACTATTACCTGGAGAAATTGCTAATGAATAATCTTCTCCGGGTAATTTTCCAACGTAAAAGCAATTGTCAGGTACTAAAGACCAAAGAACTGTTGGTTTGTTTGATTTTAATAAAAAACTCTTCATCTATTTTATTTTTAATTTTTTTAAAAACGATTTTAAATAACTATAATCATCATTTATTATAACAAAAGGTTCTTTTCTAATTATATATTTTTCAAAATCTTTAAAAGATATTTCTATAGCACCTTCACTTTTTAATTCATTAATACCTGATCCATAACCATCCCATCCTACCCAATTATTACAATGTGAGATATTTGTATAACCATTTTCATGTATTGATTCATGATATTGCCATTTTTTTTAAAATGATCATTTATAATATTAAATTCTTCTCTACTACTATATAAAACATACCATTTTTCAGGAATTTCTTTCATAATTATTTATTTAATTAAGGCATTAATGTACTATGTTGGAACTTAATCTCACTTATTCCATATATTTACTACTTTATCTCCTTAATTTTATTTAAAATACATACTGTGTTTTAGCCACATCAGATGTCCAATATTTTTTGTAATTTTTACGTTCACAATATCCCCAACGTTCATCAATTTCATCTTGAATTACACCATCATTATCAATTTCATCAGATAGTTCTTCTTCAAGATCTTCTTTAGATAAACCTAAATGTTGAGCGTACCCAATTAATGTAACCATAGTAGAATTTCTACTACCTTCTTCAAATGATAAACTATTTTTTTCAATAAATTCTCTTATTTTATTATTCATTTTTGTTTTATTTTATATTTCCATTTGTATCCAAATACAATATGTTTTTTATTTTTACAACAAGCTGTTATGTGTGAACCATTAATTTTGTTAAAAGCTCTAGCAATTTCCGCAGCAGAAATCCATTCTCTAATAAAATTTCCTTCTAAATCCATTTGAATTATAGGTGTTTTCTTTCGAGAATTTTCTCTTTTTTCAAGACTCTCTTTTGTTTGTTTTCTTCCTAAAGAAGCTAATCCTATTTTTCTTTTTGTTTCTTCAGATAATATTTTACCTTTATTGTTGATACTCATTTTAATTCGAGTTTCTTTAGAAATAATTTTACCTTTAGCTGAAATGCTCATTTTAAGTTTACTTTCTTCAGTATGATTTTTTCCTAACCAAATTAATTTTTGTTTTTGTTTAAGTTCTTCAGAAGTACATTGCCATTTATCATTACTTTTAGGTAATTTTAAATTCATTCCTTTATCTTTATCTAATACATTAAATAAATTACCAAATTCATGTTCTTTAGATAATACTTCATCAAGTAATCCAGTCCATATTATTTCAAACTTATGATTTTCAACACTATATTTAACAAAAGATCTATATAATTTTATTTGTTCTTTACAATTATAAGATTTATAATAACTCCATCTTTTAGTTATATTATTCGTACTACCAATATAAATTCTACCTGAAGGTGAAGTTATTTTATACACATAACCTTGTTGCATTTTTTATTATTTAATTAACAAAGATTCGAGTACTCGTTTTTTTCAAGCCACTCCATTGCAGATGCTTCATCAGCAAATCCTGCGCCAGCCCAATCTTTATTTCCTATTTTTTCCCAAATATCTCTGGTATTTTGTATTTCATTAGAATTACTTTTTAATTGTCGTAATTGAGACAATAATTCATCTATTTCACTCATTTGTATTTT